CTTGAGGATAGCCCTTGTTTAAGGGGCTATGACTCCTCTCCTGAGACTAGACTATGTATGTCTAGCCAGGCCCACCGCGCTTTTAGCCGGCGCGGCACGGCGTGCTCGCATGGGGCGAGTCGCTGTTCGTCAAAGCCAAAAGGGTCCGGAAAGGAACCCAAGCGCTTAAGTCGCAGCATTTCACCCCAGTCAGGATCTCCCCTCTTTATAATGAGGGGACGAGGATTTGGAATCCGGACCTCTTCACGCATCAACTTAGGATTATACCTAAATTTAAAATGCGCGCGGAGGCCCTTTACCACCTCGTCGTCGGCTAACCTATCGTCAACAAAAGCATAAGGCCAAGCCTCAGCTTTGTTGATAACAGGCACCTGACCCCAACGGGCGGTGATCTGACCCCGCAGATAGTCTGCGGATGAGATCAACCCCTTAACGTACAAATGGTTAGAATAACTAATGTACGATAAGGCAGCGGGAAGACTACGGTCAACCCATGATGCTTTAATCCGGGTGGGCGTGACACATTCACCTTTGAATGCATCCATGCCACAAGATTCTCGGAAGAATCTACCGGTGCAGCACTTGTCTTTATTGAACTCTAAAAAGAGCTCCTCAAAGACTGGTTGGATCAACCCAAGATCACCCTTACGGATAATCAAGTCGTCTCCATAGACGTACACAGGAGGTAATGATTCAAAATCACTAGCAACCCGTATATGCCTGAGTGAGCCAACTGCAAGCGCCCAGAATGTGAGCGCTTCTATGGGAAAGCAAACTGCTGATCCCATAGGCGCAAACTTCTTTAAGCGCAGCAGTTCTCCTGATGGTAACATAGTGTGGCTACTCCGACAAGCATATAAACATTTAAGTATATGCTCAGGGAATAGCTGATTCACTAACCAACAGGAGACACGGTCACTTGCCTCTTTCATATCGACGGTGACGAAGTCATCCATCGTACTACATGATTGAGACAAAGCAAGCCCGCGATTAATCTCTTGGTTTGTGAAATTCACAAAACCTGCAGTATGCTCCTGCCGCTCTAGGTGATGAACCAGAGCACGCAGTTGCCCCTGCTGGATCCACTGGAATTCTAGTGGCTCCATAGAGATCAACCTTGGACCTCGAGAATCTTTAGGCACTAAGCAGACTTTCGCGCTGCCGTGCTGCAGGGTTGTTAACCCTTCAAGATCCTCTAGGTGATCCACGAGGTGAGTGTAATTAAAGAAGAAGTAATCTGAATAAGGATATACTTCATCTAAACACTCATAGTAGCGCGAGAATTTCATTTTCTCCCACGCTGCTTCACCCGTGGCCACCGCTCCCGGACCATGTCCCGGAGTGATGTTGTGCAGGTCGAGGTTTTCACCTCGATTGCCGCACAGCACTCGATGCACGATAAGCTTGGCATTCTCCAATGCGCAAGCGGTCGTGGCCGTGATACTTAGTTCAGCATCCGGCTCAGGGAGTAGCCCATCAGTCTGAATAAACTGACGGATTGTGGCTAACTCGCTGTCTTTCGAGTGTGCACCCTCCAGTTTGTAAAGCAGATAACAAATCTGCCTTACGGCTCTGACCGCCTCAAGTTGCTTATGTGTACGTTCGTACACTGCTTGAGTGTTGCGTCGCCAGTCATGGTGGAGAATGTGATCACCCTCAATGGAGTGACCCCATTCATCTGCGCATGGTTGCGCGACTAGACCTTCAGCGTTGAAGATCAGATCCCAGAAATCTCCAAGAAACTTGGGGAATCGTGAGTTTTTGCGCAATGCAAAACCCACAGGCTCTGGAAAGGGACAGTCACTGGCTAATGCTTTGTCTAAGCATTTTCCGAGTGATGGCAGAGTTTTCGTTAGAAAACTCATACCCTCCGACGCTGAACGCTGCTTCAGGGTTTTGCAATCCTGAAGCTGCGATGAGGCTGGAATGACACAACGTGCCGCCAGATCTCGGTAGAGTCGGACGATGAGTTCAGTGCAAAACTGCAACTCATCAGGCTTCGCAGGTTTCTTCCTTTTCATAGGGAGTCTCCGTCCTAAGCCCACATATTGTAATCACCATCCACTGAGATGCAAGATCAACGGTTCAGGGAGTCTAAGACTCCCCGTTGATCCACCGGTTCCAGAAGGTGTCGAGGTCGAATGAGTTTGCACTCACCGCCGACGCACCATACAGGAGCCCGGTCAGTCGCTGCCACAACCCGCTAATGACAATCTCACGATTGTCACAAAGTTCGGGTATGTCAGCCACGACATAGACGGAAGCTTCCATGCCTTCGTCATTGCCGTCTCGCAAGACTGGCGTGTTAAAACGCACCAGATGTCTCTTGCGACCCTTGTTGCCGGTCCCCACGTCAGTGTGGGAGATCTTCATAATCTCCGGAAATTCTCCGTCGGTGGAGGGGGGAGACCCTCCCCACAGATTGGAGTTACGTCGCCGGGTGGCGACATTTCCATTGAGATTGATCAGGGCCCACTCTTCCGATTTCTCGGTCGAGTCGGACCCGTCGACAACAGGTGCATCAAATGGATCGGCTAACAATGTGTGAGCCTCCTTAGGTTAGTTACGCTGTGAGACTATCTCACAACGCTTTGGATCAAGGAATCAACGCCATTCAAGGCGTTGGTCCGAGATCCGAGTAGTGCAGCGCCAAGAACGAGTGTAAACCCATGGGGTAAATGCACTCCTAAATGGTGATGCGGCGTGATATCCGGAAAATCCGGAAACCTATAATAAAGGTCTGTAGTTTGTTTTAAACTACGACCTGAGACGGGGAGTGTCCACTCAGCAGGTGACATGTCTGTCAAGACATGTTCTAACGTATGTTGGAAGCTAAGCGACCAACAGTAATCGTTAACCTTGAGTGTGACCGGGAGAGCTTTAAAATTGAAAGTCTCCAACCAGTTACCTACTCCGATAAACCAGTCTAAAACGAAGGTGAAAGGGATATGATCCCAAATCGCCTTCCAGTCTAGGTTTATCCCCCACTCGTCCATTTCAGCAAGAAATTGCTTCAAGCCTGCAGATATTTTTGGCAGGCTATACGAAAAGTCGAGTGAGGCATGGAAGCGAGCCACGTCGATTGAGTGCCTTGAAGTGCCATTGAGGGTGATGAACTGAAAGTTCGGATCCCCGATAGCACTACAGGTATTTGCAATCGTGCCCGTGTCATAAAACACGGATTCCGACTCAAAGTCCTCCATAGGCCTGAATGTGTAGGGTGACAGTGCTTTGCGGAAATGCAAAGTACGGCGGGTCCCTTCATTAGCCAATAGATCAAATGTTTCATCGTCTATTGACCTGAAGATTTCCACCATTTTCTTAACATCCCGCACTACTGGCAAAACCCCAAATGAGGTTTCGAGCGTACGACTGGATAGCTCTTTTAGAGGCCGATTCAGTAGCCTCCTCCACGCTCTGCCTGAGGAGAAAAGTAACTCCTCAGCAGACTTCACTAGAAGTTTCAAGTCGAATAACTCGACAAGAAAGAGTGGAAGACTCCAACCATGTCCCATGGAAGGAATCATAGCATCCAGAGACATCTGCTTGAGTTCGACCAGTTTCTGTTTTATCAGATCCTGATCCCCCCCAAGCCACCAATCACCAATTGTGGTGCTGGTAGAGATGCCACCAACAGGAGCGCCGAACTTAGCGTCAAACACTTCACGATTGTAAACAACCGTACCGTGTCCGAGCTGAGGTCGGTATGTGGTTCTTACGAACCGCATAACCGAAGGGTCGCATTCTGTTTGTCTCCGAGCATGGATACATGGCTCGAATCGACGCTTTCCGTGACGATGAAAAGATTTCAGGAAACGTATGTAATCTGCATACGTTTCATCTTTCCGTCGTTTTCGGCGACGTATTTTTGGGTATGTAGTATTTACATACTTAATAACGTCAGCGCGAGGATACCATGTGATGCCCGGATCCGGTGTAGATGTCCATGAGAAATCGAACGAACCTAGTTCGTTTTCTCGCTCGTCTTCAGGGGGCCACGATTTTATGGAATTTCCATAGTATCGAGCCCCAACGGGCGCCACGCTCTTGCCAGAGGAAAGAGACGGCCTGGACTTTTCTACGGTCTTACGCACAACTGTCAACTCCAGTTAACGAGGCTCCCCCCG